GACACATGGGGTCAGATCACAAACCGCAACTTTGACATCGTAGATCGTGCAATCAACGGGGTTGGCACTATTGACTTGTCTAGCTCAGGCGCGGCACACACTCTAAGCACAACAGACGGATCGGCGGGAGATGCCCTGACGGATGGCGTGTATAAGGTGTTGGTGCTTGACGGGGCCACAGAGGCTTGCACAATCACTATAAGCCCGAATGACGCACAGAAGCTGTATTTTGTGGTGAATAGCTCAGGATATGACTGCACGTTCTCACAAGGCACTGGCAGCAATATCACGGTGGCGAACAGCGCAACCAAAATCCTCTATGCAGATGGCGCGGGTGCTGGTGCAGCGGTCAATGAAATCGCGGATGACTTGGCGATCCTGAACGTCACAACACTTGGCCTTACGGAAGCAAGCAAAGTTGTAACTGCGGATGCAAACGGCGTTGTTAGCTTTGATGACGGTATCTATGAAAAGAGTGAAGCGATTACATCTGCAAGCAATGCAGCAACAATTGATTTGCAGACTAGCACAAACTTCACGCACACGCTCACTGAGGATGTAACTTACACATTCAGCAACCCAGCGGCATCTGGGCGTGTTTCTGCATTTACGCTGAAAGTCACACAGGACAGTACTGCGCGTACAATAACATGGCCAACTGTTGAGTGGCCTAATGCGAATGCCCCAATTCTCTCAACGGGTAGCGGCGCGGTAGATGTATTTGTATTTGTAACTTACGATGGCGGCACAACGTATTACGGTTTTGCAGTTGGAAAGAATATGGGGTAATTTAAGATGGCTAATTGGAAAAAGACAATGTTGGCCTCTGCGGGTGGAGCCTCAGACGCTTGGTATGGGAAGTTTTCTTATCCACAAAACTCCACTACAGACAAAGTTTATTACACCAGCGGTAATAATAGATTAATCACAACAGGTTACAACGATGGCAATGTTATTCTTGCGGGGTTTCACTACAAGAATAACAATATATTTATGATAGATATTGATGCGGAAGGAAATCTTGGCAATGTAGCACAGTTTGATCCTTTTGGAAGTCAAGTTCCAGAAGGCATACAAATTGAGGCGGCTGCGGATAATAAAATCTTTTGTCAGTTTTATAAGTCTGGTGCATGGTTGTATTCTTGGAACCCGTCTACTAACGCAATGACTAATTATTCGCAGTCAGGTCAGTATGTTTATGGGTGGAGGCCAGCGTCACATCAGGGTATGGTTTCTAGGCCAGATGAGAGTGTAGTTTATACACCGCATAATAGAGTAGCATCAATTTATGCTATAGGTTGGAATAAAACATTTACAAGTTTTTACAATACAACGTATTCTCCTACAGAAGGTATGCCTGGTTATGCTAGAACTCCTCAAAGTACTGGTACAAGGCTTCCTTTTACGCATTGCTTATTTAAGACTGCAACAACGAACACCTCTTATGCTTTGTTAAATGCATGTATAGTGCAAACAAATAACTCAGCTCAAAGTCGTCCATGTGTGATGGATCATTATGAAAATAGCGCTGCCGCTAGAAAAGCATATGTTTTTAGGGCAAACGGTGCATGGTACGTTAATGGTGAGCAATACTATAATAACCATCTGCACCACACAGTTATGGACGTAACAACAACAAGCACAACTAAATACGCTATGTTTAGTCAAGGGCCAGTAGGCGGTGCTTTTATTGCAAGGGTTACATATCCAGCAACACTGGATAAAGTTGCCCATATGACTAAAACAGGAATGAGTGGGTATCCAGATAAATATTGTGCGTTTAATAAAACAGACGATTGCTATTACATGATGATGACTAAGTGGAACGGCTCATATGTAGAAGTTGACTGCTTAAAAATATCATCTGACTTGACTACGATAGATTGGGCTTTGTCCTTTAATATGGATGGTGGTTCAGGTGTTCGTTATCAACATGCCCTTTCTGCTGAAAATATACAAATACCTGCTGATAGTAATGGTGACCATCTTTCAGGTTTTTACTTAGAATATTGGGTAGAGGGTACTGTATCAGGGCAGACAGGTGGTCGTGCAAGTGTTGGTGTCTTAAAAGTTCCTACGGACGGGATTGCGACAGGCACTTATGCAATGGATCAAGGGATTTACGGATCACATAATCTCGTCGTAACAGATACATCATCTTCTTGGTCTATTTCAGATGAAACAGCCAATTCTTATATGGAAAATAAAACAGTAGCTTCTAACCAATTTCCTGACATGCTGGATGTTCCGTCTGCACAGCGCACAGATTACAGCAACACTTACAATGCTTTATCTACGACATATCTATAAGGAGAAATCTTAAATGTACGTTAAAATCTCAAACGGAACAGTAGACCAATATCCCTACACGGTCGGCAATCTGCGCCGTGATAATCCAAATACATCATTCCCAAAGCGGCCTACTGATGAAACATTAGCATCTTGGGATGTTTACCCTGTAACAGCAGAACCTCGTCCATCACACAATGAAAAAACACAGAACATAGAGGCCGAAGCACAGCCATCTTTAGTTGACGGTGTTTGGACGCTAGGTTGGGTCATTACAGACAAAACTACAGAAGAAATCACAGAGTACAATAACGCTGTTGCTAGTATGAATAGGCAGTCTCGTGATCGGCTTCTGGAGGAAACTGATTGGTGGGCTATGTCAGATCGCACTATGACAGCAGAGCAGACAGTATACCGCCAAGCATTGCGTGACATTACAAGCCACGCCAACTGGCCTCACCTAAACGACGACGATTGGCCCACTAAACCATAAGGACGCGCCATGCCTTTAGTCCCGCTAAACATCCCCAAGGGGCAATACGCAAACGGCACAGAGTATCAGTCTCAGGGTCGCTGGCGTGATGTAAACCTAGTGCGCTGGCATGAGGATGCTTTGCGTCCTGTTGGCGGTTGGAGACCACGCGCTGATAGCTCAAATACAGCGGTGGATGTTGGTGGCATTGTGCGCGGCGTTCACGCTTGGGTGAATAATGATGGAGACAGATACGTTGCATTCGGTATGCACGACAGCCTCGTTGCAATGCTGGAAAGCTCAGTCACGGATGACATTACACCTGCAGCACTTACGACAGGGCGCATAAATGCAACGATCAACACTGGCTGGGGATCAGGCGGTTGGGGGCTATTTGGCTGGGGCGTTGAACGTCCAGACATCGGCAGCATCCTACCCGCAACTACATGGTCGCTAGATAACTGGGGCGAATACCTCATCGCATGTTCATCTGATGATGGCGTGATTTACGAGTGGGACTTAGCAACTGCAACTGCAACTGCGGTCACAAACGCGCCAACTAGCTGCCTCGCAGCATTCGTCACAGAGGAACGTTTCCTTGTGGCACTTGGCGGTGCATCTAATCGCCTTGTGTCTTGGAGTGACCAAGAGGACAACACAACGTGGACTGCGGCTGCAACAAACCAAGCGGGTGATCTGGAGCTACAGACAAACGGTAAAATCTTGGCGGGTGTTCGCACACGCGGTCAGTCGCTAATCCTGACAGACCAAGACGCGCATACCATGACATACCAAGGCCCACCTTTTGTGTACGGCTTTGAGCGTGTCGGTACATCATGCGGCATGATCTCTGCGGGTGCATATGCGTCTGTGGACGCTGGCGTTATCTGGATGGGTCGCCGTGGCTTCTATATCTACTCTGGCGGTCAGGTGCGTGAGATACCCTGCGAGGTGGCAGATCATGTATTCACTAACCTAAACTATGACCAAGCATCCAAGGTGCAGGCGGTAGTCAACAGCCAGTGGGACGAAATCTGGTGGCTCTATCAGTCGCAAGATGCGTCAGAATGCGACAAGTATGTTGCGTATGACTATGTAGAAAACGTCTGGACGACAGGCGAGATTGATCGCACTGCGGGGGTAGATCGTGGCGTATTCCGCCGCCCATTCATGGTGAAGTCAGATGGCGTTGTGTACGAGCATGAAGTTGGCTTTGACTACGATGGCGCGACACCTTACGCGGAGACAGGCCCAATTGCGATTGGCACTGGCGAACGCCTGATGAAAGTCACTAGCGTTATTCCTGATGAAAAGACGCAGGGCGATGTAGGCTTGAAGTTCAAGGTGCGCAATTACCCGAATGCAGAGGAAACAGAAAAAGGCCCATTCTCTACAGCAAACCCAACATCTGTGCGTTTCCAAGGCCGCCAAGTTAGGATGCGCGTTGAGGGAGTAGAGGCGGCAGATTGGCGCGTAGGCATTATGCGACTAGATGCGCGACAGGGCAGCAAGAGATGAGCTTGTATGGCGCACCCCCAGTAGGCCCAGATTTCAAGGTATGGGCAGAAAAGTTTACCGCGTGGATTAACAGGACGCGGTCTTTTCTTACGCACCGCCGCGAATATGACAGCGCAGCGGAAGATGGCGTTATTCTTTGGGATCGTGAAAACAAGTATCCTGTTGTATCCAAGGATGGTGCATTTGTGCAGGTCGTCTTAGAGGACGGTCACGCCTCGTTTTACCGCACAACGGATGTAACAGCGGCTGCGGCAGATACAGCTTATGCAATCACATATGACGCACCCTCTGGTAATGTGGGCATTGATCGGGATGCAACAGACAACAGCAAGATCGTGTTTAGCGAGGCTGGCGAGTATCTACTGATGTTCTCAGCGCAGATTTCGTCAACGTCATCCAGCACGGTCAAGTTTTACTTCTGGCCTAAGCTGAACGGCACAGATGCACCTAACAACACCATTGTTTATTCGCTACACCAGAATGACGCGACAGTCGTTGTTTCACGTTCTGCAAAGTTTGATGTAGCTGCGGGTGATGAATTGCAAGTTATGTGGGCGGTGAGTAGTACGTCAGGCTTTTTGGATGCGTCTGCGGCGACATCATTTAGTCCAGCGGCACCAGCGACAACGCTTCACATTACGAGGATGCATGGATGAACGATATGTCACACACATATGTTCTTAGCTCTGAGCTAGAAAGATGTAAGCCTTGGATTGAGGATGCTTTGAAGTATTGCAACGGCACTCACTTATTTGAGGATGTCGTGCAAAGTATCGCGGAAAGTCGGATGCAACTATGGGCGGCACCAAAGGGGTGCATGGTAACTGAAATTGTGGTATACCCTAGAAAGAAGGTTCTAAACATTTTCTTAGCGGGTGGTGAATTAGACCAATTGATAGATATGAATGACGATATGTTAGAGTGGGCTAAAATGCAGGGTTGCACTGGCGGTACAATGACAGGTCGTGTAGGATGGAAAAAAGTGTTAGAACCGATGGGATGGAAGTTGATGCATTCCCATTACGTTAAGGAGGCCGAATAATGGCAAAAGGCGGCACATCAGAACAGAAGACAACGCTCCCAGCGTTTCAGGAAACGGGTATTCAGCAAGGTATCGGACAGGCGCGAGACATTGCGACTTATGCAGATACACCTATGCCTCTTTACGGGCCACAAGTCGCGTCATTTTCACCGTTAGAGCAAGCATCTTTCCAAGGCACAGACATGATGGCTGGTGCATTCGGGATGCCAACAACTGGTGGACAGCAGTATATGCCGCAAGCCCAGATGTATGAGGGTGGCATTCAAGGGTATTCAGCGCGTCCGATGGTAGATCAGATGATGGAGCAATTTGCTTATGAACGCCCAGCACAGGCAGAATACCGCGCCAGTTTCGGTATTGATCCCACAACGGGTGAAGTAGGTTCACGGGCATTAGAAAACCAGCCTGTAAAACTTGAAATGCAAGGCGGCGGTGGGCGCGGTAAGTAGGAGAAAAGACATGGGTGCAGCAGCGGGACAACAAACGGCTCTACCGACACAGCCAACAAATGTGGCGCAATTCCAAGGTGGTGGAAGTGCATCAAATCCATATGCGCAAGCAGCAGGTGCGCAAGCGCAAGCACTTTCCACGGCTGGTCAGTTAGCGGGATATCAAGCACCTAGTGCTGCGATGGACACAACGCGAAACATTATGAGTTATCAACCTCAACAGGTGCAAGCAACAAGTTATGATGCGTCTACTATGGCGCGTCCAGATCAAGCCTCTACACAAATGGGCGCATACACAAATCCATATGAAAGCCAAGTTGTGCAGCAAACTTTGCGTGATATTGGCGGTCAAGCTCAAATGGGTCAGCAAAACCTAGCAGCGCAAGCGCAGGCGGCGAAAGCATTTGGCGGTTCGCGTCACGGGGTGGCTGAAGCGGAAGCTATGAAGGGCTACACGCAGCAAATGGCTGATGCAGCATCACGGATGCGTCAGCAGGGCTTTAACACTGCGTTGGGCGCGGCACAGTTTGACGTTGGTCAGCAACAAGCAGCGGCAGCAGCAAACCAAGCGGCACTGAACCAAGCAGCGCAGTTCGGAGCGCAAACAGGAATGACCGCACAGCAGCTTAATCAATCAGCAGGCCTTCAAGGTGCGCAGTTAAGATTGGGTGCGGCAAATCAACTGGGCAACATGGATTTAGCGTCGGCGAGGATGCGTCAAGGCGCGGCTGGTCAGTTGGGTGGACTTGGGCAGCAATCATTTGGTTATGGTCAGTCAATTCAAAACCAACAAGCACAGCAAGGCGCATTGCAGCGTCAGCAGATGCAGAACCTAATTAACCAAGCCCAAGGCAGCTTTGGTCAGATGACAGGCGCACCAACAGGATTGCAGAACTTCTTAGGTGGGGTTTATGGCGCACCAAACATGGCAGGTTCGCAGACTAGCTTCAGACCGGGCCTCTTTAATTACATGCAACTTGGCGCACAGATGATGCCTAGCTAAAGGTTTACTATGGCAAACCCTTTTCCACAGATACCCTTTCAAACACAGTTAGACTTTTTGTGGTCTGAGCTACAGGGGCCAGAAAAGAAAACCTTAGAGGCGTTTCAGTCTGGTAATTATATTACACCGCAAGAGTACGCAGAAGCGTTTGAGAAATTATTTGAGCGCTCTAAAGGCTCTGCTTTGGACACGCGCAAGCAGTATGCGCTTGAAGTTTTCAAGGGAATGGAAGACCCACTGAACCCGCAAGGTTTATCACAAAATGCGGCTATTGCTTATAACTACTTGCTAAACAAAGGTCTGAACGCACCGCAAGCAGCAGGTGTTGTTGGCAACCTCATGGCAGAAAGTTTTGGGTCACTTGATCCAGCAGCATATAACCCAAAGGGCGGCGGTCAGGGTGCGCTGGGCATTGCGCAATGGCGTGGCCCTAGATTGAATAGTCTGTTAGAATTTGCAGGCGTAAACGGAGAAAAACCGATGGTACAATCAACATTTGGATCAGGCGTACCAACTGCTGGCACGATCTTTCCCCAGCAAGGACAGCAGCAGGGCTTAAAAGGATTGCTTCAACGTTTTATGCAGCCTAATGAAACAACTGGCATGACGGGCGCGGAAAACTTTGCACAAGCACTGGACGCACTTATTCTACCAGAAGCGCGTATGGGTGAGCAGATCAGGGCGCGTGGGGCGCAGCGCGTGTTAAATCAACGAAAAAATGCAACAGCGGAAATGTTGCGCAAAATGCCTGATGGGGCAACATATGCTAATATGATAGATCAGGGGATGCCTGCGCAAGAAGTGTATTCTCAGTATATGAAAGATCGTCGTGAGGGCGTTATCGGTAGCTCATTGAGCAAAGATGCGTTTACCAATGTTCGTGACATTAACAAAGATTTGTCGTCTGATTTTGATGTGAAAGTATTCCAACAGGCACAGCAAGGTTTTGAGGCGTTAAAGTATGCGTTTGACAATCCAAGCGGTGTTTCCGACTACGCCCTAACTATTGCCTTTGCTAAAATCCTAGACCCTGCATCTGTTGTTCGTGAGGGTGAGCAAGCTGCAATTGCTAAATCTGGCGGTGCTATTGATAGCTTCTTACGTCAGACTGAAAACTTCTTTAAAGGTGATGGATCGTTGCCAGAAGAAGTTAGACGCGACATCTTTAATCTAGCTGCAAACAATTACACAAAATATATGGAACGTGCGCAGGGTCGTTATTCAGAGGCAGAGCAGCTATTAATTGCGCGTGGTATTGATCCAAAGTTCTTGCGCAAGCTGGACTTTACTGACGTAGCAAACGTACAAGCACAAAAACCATCAGAGCAAACTTTAGGTATCCCACCAGTTCCAGAGGGTTCAACAATCAATGGGCAACCGATGACAATGGCGCAGTGGATTAGTATTTGGAACAGCAAAACGGAAGATGATCGCTCTTATTTCTTAGAAAATGGCGTATTCCCTAGCTAAAAGAGAGAACAACAATGGCTGATTTTACAAGAGACTTTGAAGCTGTAACAGCAGATGTTCCATCTCAGCGATTGAGAACAGCCGCAAAGGGGTTGTCTTTCAATACCGCAGATGAGGTGGAGGCATATCTTACCTCACTGTTTAGCTCAAAGCCATACGATGAAGCCTTGGAGGAAATTCGTAGCAAAGTAAAAGCCTATCAAGAAGCGCAGCCAGTGGAAGCGGCGGCATATGAGATCGGTGGCGCTTTTGCCCCTGCTGTACTTGCTGCACCGTTTACTGGCGGTGGTAGCTTGGCAACTGTAGGCGCAAGGTTTCCAGCATTGGTTCGCGTTAGTCAGGCGCTGGGATTTAAAAACCCAGAGACATTTATTGGCGCATTAACTGCTGGTGGTGCGCAAGGCATGATTTCGGGATTTGCTGAAGGGGAAGGTGGTTTTGGCGAAAGAGTAAAGTCAGGACTTCAAGGTGGTATCCTAGGAACAGGTGTCGCGGGGGCTTTAGAAGTTGGCTCAAAGTTTTCTAAGCCTCTTTTTGTTGGCTTTGCAGACGTTTTGCGCCGTAAGTTTGGATCACAGGTTGGCGGTCGTGTAGAGCAAGAAATACAGCAGATTGCAAAAGACAACGGTTTGTCTGTTGATGATGTAACACAGCAAATATTAGACGGTCGCATTCTAGCAGATAACAAAACGATTGCAGAAGCGGTAAGGTCTTATCGTGCGGGATCAATGCCTGCCTCTGAAATGGCAGAAAGACGTTTGCGTTTAAGACCACAGCAAAAACAACAAGAATTAGTTTCTGATATTGAAAAGTATCTAGGAGGGGTAGAGCAGCCATCTGGCCCAACTATTGCAGGGCAAGCGGGTCAAGCCAATTTGCTACAGAAACAATTGGATGAAATCAATACATTAAAAATTAGAGTGGATGAACTCTACAATGGCGAGTGGGCGCAAAACCCAGTTGACGATCAAACATTCAATTTTGTTCGCGGTCTTTACAAACTAGCACCCAATGCATTTAAAGAAGTAAATGAAACGCGGCAAATGCGCGATTTGCCTCAGATAAAAGCTGACAAAGATGGCAACGTTGTGATGCCAAACACAATCAGCATTGAGGAAGCGGAACTAATTCGTCGGGCATTGAGCAATCTTTCTGAAGCAAGGTTTAAAAAAGGCAAAGGCACTACAGGTGTAGAAGCATCTAACCTTGAAGGAATGCTGCGTCAGAGAATAGACAACATGAGTGATGAAACTCGCCAAGCAAGACAAACATATGCTGATATGAGCAGACGCACTGAAGCCTACGAAACGGGTCAGAAGCTATGGACAGCTACACCTAATCCCGATGCGTTAGAGGTTGAATGGTTAAAGGTTCTCGCGCGAAACAATGAAGATGAAATTCGTGCGTTCCGTTTGGGAGTGCTGACAAAGCTGCGGGGTCAGTTGCGTAATGCTCCAACTGGGACAAGCAAGAAAATTACGAATGAGCAAACTGATGCAGCTTTAGCGTTTAGCATAATATTCCCAGAGCAAAACAAAGACGAAATCTTGCGTAAAATGACAAATGCAGTTGATGCTCAAGAGGCAGCAAACATGATTTTAGGCGGTAGTCCTACGCAAATAACTAAAGCCTATCAAGATAAGCAAGGTATGAATATTGGTATCGCTGATTTTGGTTTGGACGTAGCTGCAATTGCTGGTCTAGCGATGAAGCTCCTAAATAAAACAAAGCCAGACTTATCGGATTTTGAAAAACGTCAGGTAGTGGATATTTTAACATCTGGTGATGTCAATAGAGTACGCCAAGTTCTGCAAGATGAAAGCGGAATGCAGTCGTTTGTAAACTTGCTGGATCGCATACATGAAACTGCAAAACTAGGGTCGCGCCGTGCAGGGGCGCAGTATGTAGGCAGTGAACCAGAGCAATCCGTCCAAACGATGACAGGATTGGTACAGTAAAGGAAACATAATGCGTTTAGAACCACTAGATCAAACACAGATTGAGAGCATTGTTTCCAAAGCAATCCAAGACGCTGTGGACTTTGTAGACAGCGAGATCGCACCACAACGGATCAAGTCCCAGCGCTACTTTGATGGTGAGGTAGACATTGGGTACGAGGAAGGTCGCAGCAGAGTTGTAGCAACAAAATGCCGTGAGGTTGTGCGCGGTCTAAAGCCAAGCATTCAGCGCATATTCCTCACTAGCGAAAAGCCTGTAGAGTTTGTGCCGCGTGGCCCAGAGGATGTTGCGATTGCGGAGCAAGCTACTAGCTACGTTTCATATAAGTTCCAGCAGCATGACGGATACCGCGTACTAAACGATGTATTTCAAGATGCGATGGTTAAGAAAGCTGGCATTGCTTACGTCTATTTCAATGAAGAAATGGAAACAGAAATCCATACCTTTACCAATCTGACTGATGAAGAATTTGCGGTTATCATTGAAGATGATGACGTAGAGGTTCTTGAGCATGAGATGCGTATGAGCATTTCAATGGATCAGATGGGTATGGAGATTGAAGTACCAGAGCATGATGTAAAGATTGCACGGTCTATTCCTCACGGTGACATCTGCATTGAGAGCGTTCCCCCAGAAGATTTCTTTGTAGATCGCAACGCGCGTAGCATAGATAATTACTACATCTGCGGTCACAGCACAGAAATGCGTGTGTCTGATTTGATTGCAATGGGTTTCAGCATTGAAGACTTGGCGGGATTGGATAGCACTGAGTATAGCGTTGTTGATGATGAAGCTGAGTTTGAGCGCCGTGGTTATGCGGTAGATGAGGGCGAGGATGAAAACATCTCTGGCGCGTCTAAGAAAATCACGGTCACCAATGCTTACATGGAATTGGACATTGAAGGTACGGGCATCCCGCGCCTGTATCAGTTCTTGTGCGCAGGCTCTACGTTCAAACTGCTAAACTTCTACGAGGCAGATACAGCGCCATACGCGATCTTTGAGTGTGATCCAGAGCCACACGCTTTCTTTGGTTCATCATTAGTTGATTTGGTTATGGACGATCAGGACGCAGCTACAGCGATGCTGCGCGGTGTTCTGGATAACGTGGCATTGACCAATAACCCAGCATTGCAGATTGTTGATGGTCAGGTTGCGATTGACGATTTGCTGAACAATGAAATTGGACGCATTGTGCGGGTGAAAGCACCTAACAGCGTCATGGAGATGGCAGTACCTTTTACAGCGGGTCAGACACTTCCAGCACTGCAATACTTTGATCAGTTGGTAGATAACAAGACAGGCGTTTCTAAGATGGCGCAGGGTCTTGATCCAGACGTTCTAAAGTCCTCTACAGCAACAGCGGTTGCAGCCTCTATGGAGGGTCAGACGGGCCAAGCAGAGGTAATTGCGCGTAACTTTGCAGAAGGTGGTATGCGCCAGTTGTTCCGCTTGATGTTGGATTTGATGGTTAAGAATACCGACAATGAAGAAATCATGCGCCTCAACGGTTCATTTATTCCTGTAGACCCCAGAGCGTGGGATACAGACATGGATTTGATCGTCAATGTGGGTATCGGCACTGGACGCGAAAACGAACGCGCAGCGGCCCTACAGCAAGCCTTACAGATACAGCAGCAGATATATGCGCAGTATGGCCCAATGAATGGCGTGGTCACTTTAACGCAGATGCGAAACACGTTAGCTGATTTGTTGGCTCTTGGTGGGTTGCGAAATGCGGATCGCTACTTCATGCCAATGACCCCAGAGATTGAGCAGCAGATGATGATGCAGCAACAGCAGATGGCACAGCAGCAAGCGATGATGCAATCGCAACAGCCTGATCCAAATGCGGCATTTATGCAGACAGAAGCCATGAAAGCGCAGACGAAAGCGCAGGTAGACATGTCCAAGGCGCAGATGGATTATCAGTACAAGATGCACAAGCTGGGCATGGATGACGATTTGGCGCGTGATGACATGGTTCAAGACTTGGCGGTTAAGGTTGCTGAGATACTTGGCAAGTACGGAACAGCGGTTGATGTAGCCAGCGTGAAAGCAGAGCAAGATGCGGTACGCGAACACAACGCGCAGATGATGGGAATGCAAGGTGGATATTGAGCAAAGAGCTAAACGCTCAAAATCACTGTTAGAGAATGAATGGTTCATGGAAACCATAAAGGATTTGCGGGACACCCAAATGAGGACTTTCGCAGATAGCAGCGCCCCAGAGGTGGAGAAACGTGAGGATGCTCACGCCATTTTGAGGGCATTAACAGCAATAGAGCGTCAACTACAGGCAGATGTAGATGCCTTGGCGCTAGTACAACGGAAGGGAAAGCACCGTGGAAACGACTAACCCAATCAACGGTAACGATTTAGAGGCGGTTACCGAAAACTTGATTTTAGAAACGCCTAGTAATTCTGATGATGCATCAGAGGAAGCTGTTGCAGTAACTGAGGACACTCAGCCTGAAGCGGTGGAGATTGAAGCACAAGATCAGGATGATGACGTATCATATGACGACACAGATACATATGATGAGGATGTTGAGGTTGAGGAACCCGAAGTTGAAATAAGAGCCGACACGTTCATGGTCAAAGTTGACGGTGAGGAACGTGAGGTATCCTTAGACGAACTTACCCGTGGTTACTCTGGGCAAAAGTACATCCAAAAGGGCATGGCAGATAACGCTGAAACTAAAAAACAATTAGATCAGGTTACTCAACAAGTCGCCCAAGAACGCCAGATGCTACAGCATTTGATTAACCAAGCCCAGCAGGGCGCTATTCCTGTCGTGCCTGAATACCCTTCTGAGGAACTAAAAAACAGTGACCCTCTTGGATTTCAGCTACAAGCAGAAGAATATCGCCGCGCCGTAGAGCAGCGTCAACAGTGGGAACAGCAAGTTTCCTACGTTACGCAGCAGCAACGCGCCCATGAGGAACAGCAGCATAATCAGTATTTAGAACAGCAGGCCCAGCGTCTGTCTGAGTGGATGCCTGAATTTGCTGACCCTGAAAAGCGCACAGTGTTCATACAGGAGATGTCTTCTAAAGCTAAAAAGCACTACGATCTGACCGATGAGCAGATCAGCACAGTGAAAACAGCAGAGGAAGTTATGATTTTGAATGATGCGCTGAAATGGCGAGAGCTACAGACTACCAAGTCCAACGCCCAGAAAAAGGCAGAGGGTGCGCGTCCAGTAGTTAAGCCAGCAGCTAAGAGATCGGCAACGGCTGGTAAGGCATCAAAGGCTAAGAAAGCAAAGGCACAAATGGATCGGTCAGGAAGCCACGATGCAGTGACTAACTGGCTACTCTCTTAAACTTTTGTCAAAGGAATAAGACAATGGCTGTAACAGCAAACACCAATGAGACATATGATGTCTCTACAATTCGCGAAGACCTAGCCCCAGCGCTGGCTTCAATTAGCCCGACTGAAACTATTTTCATGTCAACAATTGGCACACGCAACGTAGACAACACTTACTTTGAGTGGAGTGAAGTTGATCTTGCAGCGGCTGGCGCAAACCGTCAGATTGAGGGTGATGTTGGCATTGCTAACACTGCACCAACAAACGCGGTTCGCAAGGGTAACTACACACAAATTTCTGCGAAAGTTGTTGAAGTATCATCAACAAACCAAGCAGTAAACGGTGTTGCAGATGCTCAAACAGTTGCGAAGCAAGTTGCTTACAAACTGTCTGAAATGAAGCGCGACATGGAAAAAATGTTGTTGGACAACGTAGCTGCGTCAGCGGGTGCATCAGGCACAGCGCGTCAAACTGCGGGTCTAGGTGCATTTTTGACAACAAACACTGCATTCGGATCAGGCGGTTCTGCGGGTACAACATCAGGTTCTGGTGAAGCTGGTTATCCAGATGCAGCGGCGACTGATGGTACACAACGTGCAATCACAGAAGACATCCTAAAAGACGTAATCGCGTCTTGCTGGGATGAAGGTGCAGAACCTTCAGTTGTTCTATGTGGATCGTTCAACAAGCAAACTATTTCTGGTTTCACAGGTAACGCGACACGTTACAAAGAAGCAGAAGATAGCAAGCTAAACGCAGCGATTGACGTTTACATTTCTGATTTCGGTGAGCTTCAGATCGTTCCAGCGCGTCACATTCGTGCGCGTGATGTGTTCGTGCTTGATCCAAACTACGCAGCGGTTGCATTCTTGCAAACAGCGAAGCAAGAGCCTCTTGCAAAAACTGGTTTGTCAGAGCGCCGTTTGATTTCTGCGGAGTATGGCCTTCAGGTCACTTCACAGAAAGCACACGGTTTCGTGGCAGACTGTACAACATCATAATAGATTGGGGGCTACGGCCCCCTTTCTCCTAGAGGTGGCAATATGAAAAAAATCAAGATTACAACAGACAGAACTTGGGTAGGCGGTAAGAAAGCTGAAAAGGGCCAGACTTACGAGGTCACGGCAGAGGAAGCTGAAATTATTGTTGCTAACGGGTTCGGTGAAGAAATTAAAAAGGCAGCGCCAAAACGTGCGCGTGATGCCAAGGGGAAACTAAAAGCTGATGACCCTTCTACGCCAGACGTAAACGAAGCGTGGGAAGGCGGGAAAGCACCTAAGAAACGCGGAAGGCCAAAGAAGAATGTCTGACACTATTCTAAACACAGAGTGGCACACAGAAGACGACAAGGTTGTTGTAAAGCGTAGCCAAGATATTCAGAGCATTTTGGATTTTAACAAAGAGCGCCAGATTGACGGTCACAACCGTAAGTCTGATATGCGCTTGGCTGGCTCTATACCGTTTGTGGTTGCTGAAATGTGGTCACGGGAATGCGGAGCCAAAATCGGGTCGCAAGAGTTCGCAGAATATGTTAAAAAGAAGTTGATGAGTGGCGAATTTAGCAAGCTGATTGCAAATGGTTATTGAGGATCAACACATGGCAAACGAGAATTGGCATTTGTCCAAGACTATTCCTATTTCTTTTTTGGTTGGTATTGTGGCGCAAACTTTCATTCTGGGTTGGCTTATTGCGGATGCGCAAAACACGATTGAGATGAATACCAATAACATCATGCGCAACACAAACGATATAGAAGTGTTGGAAAACCGTGTGAATGACCACGCTGTTATGCTGGGGCGTATTGATGAAAACCTAAAGCATATCCGTGATTACATAGAGAACAAGTGATGAGATGGCTATTCTGGAGAGCATTGCCGCCGCAAACGCGGCTTACAGCGTAATAAGGACTGCGCTGGGCAACGGCAAAGAGACTGCTGGTGTCATTAGCTCTATCGGAAAGTTTCTAGCAGCAGAAGAAGATATTAAAGAGGCTGTCAAAAAGAAAAAGACTAGCCCTCTCACTGCAATTACTGGCGGTGAGGAAGGGGATTGGGAGGAATTTCAAGCCCTTGAAAACATTAGACAAAAACGCGCTGAATTAGAAAGCTGGTGTCGCTTGTATGCGGAGAGTGGCACTTGGGATCGCTGGGTAAAATGGGAAGCTGAAGCGCGTAAACAACGTCAAGAAGCTAAGAAAGCAGCAGCTAAGAAGCGTGAGGAACTAATAGAGAAAATCCAAGTGGCTACTGGTATTGTGCTTGCGTTTACTATTTGCGTCATTGGTATCTATTATCTTGGCGTATATCTGGATCGTTGGTGATGCGTGATGAGTGGAAAGCGATACTGGCGTATGTTTACGCTTTTATTTGTTTCTTTGATTTTGTGGTTGTTCCTAGCTGGATAGGAATAAACAGGCCACCGATTGACGATCTAGCGTATCTCAACATAGAAAAGTTCAAGCAAGTATGGCAGCACCACCAGCCGTTTACCTTACAAGGGGGCGGCATGTTTCATCTGGCATTTGGCGCACTTTTGACAGGTTCGGCATTAAATGGTTATGGTAAAAAGGGGTAATAAGTATTTTTTCTATGATGAAAACGGAAAGGTGCTTATAATTACGCGATCCCGAAAAGTTGGGGAAAGGTATGCCAATGAAGAAAGAAGACTACGATCTAAACGGAAACGGAAAGATTGATCCTGATGAACGCGAGATCATGTTAGAAGATCGTCGCAGGCGTATGGAAGATCAAGACGCTAAGAGAGACACGCAGAGGCGGCTCACAGTAGCGTGTACGGCTGGAATGCTTGTATACCCGCTAGTGATCTTTCTCGCAGTCTGGGTGGGCTTAGATCGCGCGGCAGAGCTAATCACCGATATAGCTAGTGTTTATGTGATTGGTGCCAGTGGCGTTGTGGCGGCATACTTTGGTTTCAACGCAATGGAAGCCAATGTTTCGCGGAAAGAAAATGTAGATGTCAGGTGAACAGTTACTAACGCATGTGATTGTAAAGCTGTTGGAGATTGTTCTAGGCGTTGAGATGACGCTGTATCAGGGGGTTATGGTGTAATGCTTGATTTGTTGGGAAAGCTGGTTGATCCAGTAAGCAACATTCTTGACAAAGTTGTTGAGGATAAAGACCAGAAAGCCAAACTTGCGCATGAAATCGCAACAATGGCAGAGCGTCACGCACAAGAGTTAGCGCGTGGTCAGATAGAGATAAACAAAGAGGAAGCTAAGTCGCGCAACATCTTCATAGCAGGTTGGCGTCCGTTTGTTGGATGGACTTGCGGGTTGGCGTTGTTCTGGCACTTCTTGGGTCTACCCGTCACACTTTTTGTGACAGGCTGGTTTGATTTACAGCACCCACCATTGCCAGAGTTTGACATGCAAAGCCTGATGACTGTGTTGTTAGGTATGTTAGGTTTAGGTGGGATGCGCACCTTTGAAAAGTTTAAGGGAGTGACAAAGTAATGGCTAGAGGTGATGCACTAAAGATGCTGCAAAAGACTTGTGGCGTTACACCAGATGGCGCGTTTGGCCCTAATACGGCAAGAGCTATCGCAGAACACTACGGATTGAATGCTAACCGTGGCGCACACTTATTGGGTCAGGCAGCGCACGAAAGCGGCAACTTTATGATTTCTGAGGAAAACCTAAATTACCGCGCTGAAACCATGTGTCGTG